CAAGAAGCAGTATCAGTTGATTTACCATTTTAAATTCATAGGGGTGTAAAAGCCCCTTTTTTTATTTTATGACAGACGGAGAGAAAGAGATTAAAAGAATGCACATGCAACTTCTAGAAGGAGATTGTTATATAGACGCAGCCACTGATTTAGAATACCCACCTTTAGCTTTGTCTTTTGGAGATCAACAAATGCAAACCAAAAACGGTTTAAAAACTTATCCTGTTCCTGTAGGGACTTATGGTAACTTTAGTTTCGTGCAAGCGCCACCAAAAAGCAAAAAGACTTTTTTTATATCACTACTAAGTGCTGTATATTTAAAAGGAACTTTAGATGGCTTTGGAGGAGATCTAAAAGGCCATAGAGACGGTAAATGTTTAGTTCATTTTGATACTGAGCAAGGTAAATTCCATGCACAGAAGGTGTTTAAACGAGTTTTAGACATGACTGGTTTAGACAAAGAGTGTTACCACACATTTGGATTAAGGCAATTGAGCTATAAAGAAAGACTTGATTTTATAGAGTATTATCTATATGATAAAATGGAGGGTAAAAATATAGGATTGGTTGTTATTGATGGAATGGCCGATTTGGTTTCTGATGTAAATAATATTGAGGAAAGCAATTTAGCTACTCAAAAGATCATGGAATGGAGTGCTCGTTTAAATTGTCATATTGTTACTGTAATACATAGTAATTTTGGAAATGATAAACCAACGGGACATTTAGGATCATTTTTAGAAAAAAAGGCAGAGACACAAATACAACTTGAACTAAATACAGTGAATAAAGAGCTAGTAACTGTTAGCTGCAAAAGAAGTAGAGGTTTCTCTTTTGAGAACTTTAGTTTTAAGGTTAATCCACTTGGATACCCTGTTGTAGAAGGAGCTGCTTATGATCCACTTAAAGATTTTAATAAATTTTAATTAACGAATTATGAACTACTTATTTACATTATTTTTGTTATTTTTACTTATAACTCCAATAGCTGTTATTAATAACGCGGTTTTTATTATAAGTCTCGTAAAAGGGGCTATGATAGGAGGGTTATATAATAAGGATGAATATCCTGAGGATAAAGTAACAGAGCACACATTGCAATTTTGCTTTATTTTTATAACAATAACAATGGTATGGGAGAAACCCCTAAATTAAAAAGTACTGATTTTTTAAAAGAGGTAGCAAAACATCACAAAGAATGGGTTAGGACCTGTAAAGCTTTAGGTGGTGGAGACTTTTCTGAGGATATTGTTCAAGAAATGTACATAAAGCTGTACAAGTACGCTAGCGCTGAAAAGATTATTAAAGACGGCATACTTCAAAAGGGGTATGTCTTTTTTGCTTTAAGGAGTGTACTGTATGCTTTAAAAAGCGAACAAAAATTGGTTTACAAAGAGGAGATCAATGATGATTTATTAGAAGATAAGACTGATCACGAGGAAGAAGAAGCTTTTGAAAAGTTTTGTGGTTTAATTGATTCTTATCTTGATGAAAGAGAAAAAGGAAAGAATTGGTATGCTACTAAAGTCTTTCAGATATATAGAGAAACAAATCTATCTATGAGAAAAATGGCTAAACTTTCTAATATTAGTTGGGTAAGCATATTTCATACATTAAAGAATGTAAAACAAGATTTAAGGAATGAGTTTCAGGAAGACTGGGACGACTATCAAAACGGAGATTATGATAAGATTAGGTGATTTAGTTGAGCGCATTACTTACTACACAGGGATTAAATGGGTAGTTAAAACAGTATCAAAGATGTTTGCAATTGATTGTGGTTGTGATCAAAGACATCAAGAGTGGAATAATATTAAAATAGATAGAAATGGAATTAGTAAAGATGAGTGAACTAGATAGATTAGACTGGGAAAAGTTTAAAGCTAGCTCTAATAACACTCTTAGTATTGAAGAAGTTAAAATAGTTAGTGAATTACACGCTAAATACTACAAACATCCATACCATATACCATGTTCATGTAACCCAAAAACAATGGTTAAATGGATTAAAGAATTAAATACAATATACGATAATGAATAGCACACAGTTAAATTATTTAAAAACAGTATTGCTTAGTCAATTGCTTTTAGAGGCAAATGATCAATTAAAGCTAACTATTCAATACAAACAAAACATAAAAAATCAAATTAACAAACTTGATAATATGTTAGAGGATGTGGTTAGAGAAGAATTTAATAACCTTTATGACACAGATCCTCAAATGGTAACTAATATACTTAACAAGATTGAAAGCCTTATAGATAAGATCAAGGGTAGTTCTATTGATGAGCTTGTTATGATTAGTGCAGTAGTAGATAAGTACCAAGAAAATAAAGAATGGTTTAAAGAGCATGCTAGTGCTGAATTTTTAAAGATAGATTAATATGAGAGGAACACAAATACACTATGAAGCTACGGGTGATTATGATGTGATTGATATAATCCAAGACTACAAGCTAAATTTTAACAGAGGCAATATTGTCAAGTATATTTTGAGATGCGGAAAGAAAGATGATGAGATACGAGAGCTGAATAAAGCAAAAGACTATATTGAACGGGAAATTCAATACTTAAAAGAACTAAGGGATAAAAATAATAACGACTTTAATCCATATAATCATAAGGAAGGGCAATAGCCCTTCTTTTTTTTGTTAAATTTTTGTTAAAGTGCTTATATTGTTTAAAAAACGTTTATATTTGTATCAAACAAACACATTATGACAAAAGAAGAAATTATTTTAAAATTAGAAAATCAGGTATTCATTGCTAAATTGTATGAGCGTGATTATTCAGTTAAAGATCTACAGGAAGTATTAACTTATTTAAAGCAACAGAAATGAAAGATTATTACATTAAGTATGAAGACTTAGAATTTACAGTAAGGGGTGACTACGAAGAAGAAGAACCACACATGTATGAATTTAGTGGCAATGCTGAATCATTTGAAATATATGAAATACTTTTAGATGACAAAGACATTACAGACATAGTTAATGATTATGTTATTAAAGAGTTAGAAGAAAGGGTAATAAACGAATATTATAGGTAATGGTTTTATTAGTTGATGCAGACAGTTTAATATTCTCAAGCTGCTATAAGAAAAGAGAAAATCCAGAAGATTCTAACTACTATGATAATTTAGATGATGTTACAGCTAAGTTTGATGAAGTATTTATGAAGGTAATAAATGACATTGAGGAGCTATATGAGATAGATGAGGTTAAGGTTTTTAGTGGTTCTATAGGTAACTTTAGAAAATTAATAACTAAAGACTACAAGGCTAATAGAAATGATACTCCAAAACCACCTTTGTTAAATGAAATGCATAAATGGGTTAAAGATCATTATGATTCTATATATGGTTACGGAGTAGAAACAGATGACGTAGTCGCTAAGTATTGGTTTGAATTATCTAATTCAATAGGTAGAGACAATGTGATGATAGTAAGTATTGATAAGGACTACAAACAATTTCCTTGTTTGATGTACAACTACCATATTAAACATAAGTGCGTTTATGATATATCTGAATCAGATGCTATCTATAATTTCTACGAGCAAATGATCATTGGAGATACAGCTGATAATGTCAACTATTGTAAGGGATACGGTAAGAAGTTTGCTGAGAAGTATTTGAAAAACTGCACCACTAGGTACCAATATACCAAGAAAATGTACGAGCTATTTAAAAAGATACATAAAGGAAAAGCAAAACAGAGATACATAGAATGTTATAATTTATTAAAACTAAGAACAATATGAATATTTTAGAAGAAGCAAACAAAATCGTTAATTTACGAGCAGAAGAAAAAGAAAGAATGTACGGACCTTTCGAGGAAGGTATGGAAAGAGCAGCTATGATAGCCAAAGGAATGACAGGCAAAGACATAAACGCTAATGATGTATATGCGATCATGGTTGCGCTTAAATTATCAAGACATAGTTATATGTACAAAGAGGATAATCTACTAGATGCAGTGGCTTATTTAGGTTCATTGAATAATTACTTTAAAAACAGATCATGAATATAGGAATGTTAGGAGTAATAACTAACCTTAGTACTAGGTTGAGCTCACACAACGCAGGTTGGACTTTAGTTTGTAGAAATATTTTAGAAAGAAAATTCCACGATGTAGTAGAAGTATTAGATAACAGATGTGATTATGACGATTATGATGTTATAATTATCAATGAAGGTGTAAACTATAGAGAAGGAGTTTTTAATTTCTTCGGTGGTGTACAACCAAGACAGGTAGATGCATTAATTAAGTTGTCTAAATTTAAAGGTAGACTTTATTCGGTTAATTCTAAAGTAGATTACAATGCTTTATTGAGTAAAAGAAAAGAATTAAACACTTTAGACATTACTTTTGGAGTTCCTGAGGTAATAGATCTATCTAAAGTAAATGAAAAATTAGTTTTAGGAGACAGTCACTCTTTATCAGTATACAGACCAGGCTATAGTGTTAGTAGAAACGATGGTAAAACGTTACATGGCTTTTTAAAATTAGGTTTGGATACTTTTATTAATGACAACACGAAAGAATTAGTTTTGTACGCTGGTAATATAGATATTAGATTCCACATTCATAGACAGGGTGGAAAAAGTGCTGTTAAAGATTTATCTTTGCGTTTATATGATCAACTTGTTAATCTTAAAGAACGAGGTATTAAAATAACTTTAACTCATTTAATACCTATAGAGGATGAGAGCAGAAAGATTCCAGGTACAGGTAAATACAAAGGTTACAACTTTTTTGGTTCTAAAGAAGAGAGAACTGAATACGTAATTTACTTTAATAGTTTACTTGATAGGATAGCTAAAAAATTAAACCTAGATGTTATTACTTGGGATTTTGATTACAACGAAGGATTAGACTTTTATCACATGGAAGCAAAGCAATCTGTTCATATTAGACCAGCATCTTATAAATATATAGACGAACTATCATGATAGATCAATTTTTAGATTATTACAGTAAAGCAAAGAAGAT